AGTTGCTATAATTCCTATACTACCAATAGTAATGTTTAATGTATTACCAGTAGCAGTAACTAAAACACCTGTATCAGGTCCTGAAGTAGCCCATGGTAATTCTGCAAATGATCCAAATCCTAGCATAAAATAAAATCCTTATAAAGAAGGCAGTAGGTATGGTGGAGTACTGCCTTCATCATAGGGTTATATCATCGTTTAAACCAACTTGGAAGACCTAAATGTGGACGCTTATCAAACATATTATCTTTAGACCCTGGAGTTTTTCTGTTGTTATAATGAAGAAATACTTGAGCACAGTCTTTACCTTTAAACTTTTCTCGCCAATGCTCTAGTTCACAACCAGAATAGACTAACATATCTCCTGGTTTTAAATTTACTTTAATACCTTTTTTACCAACTTCTCCTGATGGCTCTAAATAAATAGTCCAATCATCACCACCCAAATTCATAGTAGTAGATATTTCACAACTGAATCTATCTTTATGTCTTTTTAATTGATCACCTTTTTTATAAATTCTTGCATAAGTATAAGATGGATATAGTTTTAATCCTGTAGTCTTTTCCATAATAGGTTGACACTTCAACATTAAAGTTTCCATAGCAATATCTGAATAGTTTGAATAGGTGTGTGGGATCTGACTATCAGCTCCTTCATACTCACCTAATAATGTTTCATAAGGAGATATAAATCTAGCATTACGACAGGTATCTAACACCTGTCTTTTCATATGAAAGTAATTGTACAAGAATAAAGCTAAATCTTTATCTATTGCTTGTTTTATAATTACGTATTTATTTTTTTTAAACGACATCTTTAGCCATCTCTTTCGGTACTGCTTGGATATTCCAATGTATAAATCTAAAAGGTTCTATTCCAAAGTCTACACTAAACTCGTGTTCTAAATATCCTGGAAATATAATTAACGTTCCAGGTGTAGGTTTAAAGTGAATCAATTCTGATCCAGCTAACACACCTTTTTGATCTTTCATTTTTAATTTAGTAGATCTAGCCCCGGTCCGCGGTTCATGAAAAACGGGCATAGATGTTTTATCACTACACTTTAAAAAGTAAAAACCTGATACGTGTTGATTCCAATGGACGTGCGCTGAATGATTACCACCTCCCTTTTTTGCAAACTCTTGTACCCACATCTCACTAAACATAGTTGTGTATTGCTGCATATCAAAACCTTGATGATCTAAATACTCCCAAGATTTTTGACCAATATAATTTCTAAAATCTAAAAAATCATTATCAGCAGTTAGAGGTGTTGAGTGATACGATCTTCCAAAATCACCGTGCTCTTTAATAAAAGCTTTCTCTCTTGTTCTTGCATCTTTGATATATTTATTAGATGCTTTGTTTAATGACTTTACAAATTCTGGTTTTTGTTCTGACCAGATAGTTGTGTTGAAATAATTATTTATATACATTATTAATTTACATCCTTTCTTTTTTTGTGTTTTTTAATATACATTTCAAATGTTATTTTGTTAGATTTTTCATAAAAACCTAATTTTATGTTGCAAGTAGAGCAAAGTAATTCTCTAACAGCACCTGTACTATGGTCGTGGTCAACATATAATTTCTTTTTCTCATTGCAAAGTACACATTTGTAATTTTGTTTTTTTAACATTTTTTTGTAATCATTTAAAGATATTCCATAAGTTTTTTTTAGTTTATAGTCTTTAGCCTTATCTTTGTTTTCTTCTCTATATTTTATTCTATAGGCTATTCTTTTTGAATTAGTTCTATAATGTCTTTCTTTTTCTTTAAATTTTTCAATATTATTTAAATAATATTGTCTAGATTTTTCACGTAATTTATCTTTATTTTTTTCCAAATAATCTATTTTATCTTGTTTATTTTTATAAGGCATATTATTTAAATGGGTATCCTAGGTTCCACATCACCAATGAATACCTCGTTCCTTTAGTTACAGGTTTTACACGGTGCCATACAAATGATGGAAACACAATGATAGATCCTTTAGGTAATATTTCTTTTGCTTGTTTCAAATGTTTAGCTTCTTCTCTCATATGCGGATCATAGTTTCTAAAATCAAATTCTAGTTCTCCACCTTCATATTCTGAACCATCGGTTAATTGACAAGTCATAGATAGCTTTCGAACTTTACCATTGTCTGGACCTTCTTTTTTATAAGGCTTATCCCAGCTGTCCTGGTGCCAATCGTAAAACTGCTGGAGTTTATATTTTGTAAACTGACAAGATTCACTTCTATCCCATTCAAAATTCCATCCTGCATTTTTATTAGCTTCATGTATGTAAGGATGTAATTCTTTAAAAATCCAAGTATCATTTAACCAAACTAAATCAGAGTTTCTTTTTCTTTTCATATCTCTAACTTGATCTTTAGTTAATTCTTTATCACCGTATCCACCTGTTCGTGCCATGGTTTCTGCTTGTGTTAATCCATGTTTTATAATGTCATCACAGATTTTTGGAGGTATCGCTGATTTAAAATACCAGTAATAATTAGATATATTCATAAGTTATAGTTTGTACAAAATTCAAACTATCTTTCTGATTATTAGTTATGTAATACATATTCGTTGATGGAAACATTATGAACATATTATTTTTAAGTTCTATATCCCAACTTCTTCCTTTACGTCTGTTATCTTCATAATGTATTCTAACAAAACAATCTTTAACTTTAACGCCGTAAAGCATAGTAAAGTCTGGAGAGTTACGTAGATCCACCGGATCAATATTTAATAAAGGAATTGTTGTCTCATTGGGTTTATAGATATTTCCCCAAGTTGATTTGTTAACTAAATTGATACCATGTTCAAGACCAATAAAGTCTCTCATATATGTGTTTAACATATCCCAAGTTCTTGAGAATGGAAATTCTTTAGCGTTAAAAGTTGATTGTAAAATATCGTTGGTAAGTTTTTCTTGGTCTATTTCAAAACCTTTCGGCATATCAATGTCGCCGTAAAATAAACTCTGTTCTGTTAATACTTGTCTCTGCATACCACCACCATTTTTAATTTATGCTTTGCTGTCTGTCAAGTCCCAAGTTGTATTAGTTTCATTCCAATTGTAAGACCACATATGAGTGTCTGCTTCATTTTGTGAAGTCTGTTCTTCTGTTAATGCTGGTGCATCACCGATTGGTGATTTCCAAGAAGCTGATGCATTATGTTTTACCCAAGATGCATGAGGTTTTTTAGGCCAAAAGATATTATCATCTTCGTCCCAAGTATAACCTATACCTGCGTAATTTCCTCTAAAAGGTGTTCCACCATTTCTATGAGTTCCACCAGATGTATTGTAAGATGTTTGAATCCACATCTGTGCTGGCCAGTTGTTGTGAGTTTCTAAATATTGTTGACCTACAGATTCATCCTCAACGCCGTCCGCGTTCAGCATATCACCATTATTCAAAGTTAATACTTGAATAACTTTACTGTTAGATCCTAGTTTTGCAAAATGTGCCATAATTATTCTCCTTATATCTTATTTATTGTTTGTTGTAAATACCATATTAATTTTGGAATTTGTATCTTATTATAACAATTCCTGAACCGCCAGAGCCACAAGTAAAGATATTATTACCACAACCTCCACCTGCACCACCAGTATTGGCTGTTCCAGCTCCTGTGGGTTGAGAAGGTGATGTTGCACCACCTTGACCACCACCACCTAAACCACCTGTGCCGTGACTTCCTCCAGCGTGAGCTGCACCTCCACCACCACCTGAAAAATATTGTAAACCACCTGAAGGTTGACCATTTGTACCTACAAATGCAGTTGGAAAACCAGTACCATTTCCTCCATTTCCTGCAGCAGGACCGCCGGGAACAGATTCGCCAGCAACTGAAGCCCCACCTCCACCACCAGCTCCATTAGGACCTGAACTAGTTCCACCATTTGTTCCTTGAGGTGGACTAACTGGAGGTGTATTACCTGCTCCACCTGCTGTATTACTATCTCCACCACCACCAGATCCACCTGTAGTACAAACTCCTGGAGTACCATTTCCACTTCCACCTCCACCTCCAGCCGATGTAATTGTTGTTGAACCTACAAAACTTGTTGATGAACCTTTTTCACCAGATGTTCCATTAGTACCAGGTCTTGGTCCACCTCCACCTATTGTTACTGGATATCCTGTTGCAGTTACTGCTAGTCCTCCAGTTGCAGGACTTGGAAAATTATTTCTTAAACCACCTGCTCCACCACCACCTGCTTGATCTCTTCCACCTGCTCCACCACCAGCTACTACTAAATATTCAATTGTTGTTGAACCTAATGGATTACCTATTGCTGAAACTGTAAAAGTTCCTGATCCTGTAAATGTATGAATTTTATAATCACCACTAGTTGTTGGTGTTCCACCTGTTGCTGTAACATACGCAGGTTCTAATTCAATATCACTTAAAGAAGATGTATCTGTTGCTTTCCAACCTTGTGTTCCATCTACATATACTAAAGTTACTGCTGAATTTTCTTGTGCAATAGTTAAATCTGCCGCTGCTCCGTTAATGTTTGAACTGTTTCTGCCAATTGTAATATTATTTGAATCTGCTGTACCTGCATAATCTGAAACTGCAACCACATCTCCAGCACTAGGTGACGCTGGTAGTGTTACTGTAATTGCTCCACTTGTTGTATTTACAAAATAACCTACACCACTTACTGCTGTAAAATCTCCAGTCTTTGCAGTTGTATCCCAAGACACTGCACCGGTTGCGCCGAACCCGGCCGCCGTACCACTGTTCGTGATTGTTACACCTGCGGGAATTGTGAATGTATCACCACTGTCCCCTAATGTCGTTGTACCACACGCGGTTCGCGGGGTTAATTTATTTACTTTTATTTCACTCATAATTTTTTCCTATTGAAATTTGTACCTTATAATAACTACTCCTGAACCACCAGTTCCACCATCATCTCCGTTGTTACCACCGCCACCAGCTCCTCCACCAGTATTAGCTGTTCCACTACCACCTTGACCACCAGCAGTTATACCTCCACTACCTGAACCATATTGTGCAGTTCTACAAAGAAGTGAAGGAGCTCCTGATACACAAAGAGGAAATATTCCACCTCCACCACCTGGATCAGCTCCACCACCTCCACCACCGCCTGCTCTTTTAACTGGTGAAGCTGTTATAGATGAAGTTGCACCAACAGCACCAGCTCCACCTCTAGTATTACTAACAACGCCTGCAGCTGCTGAACCTGCTCCACCACCACCTGTTCCAACTTGTGGACTTGATTCATTTGGACTTCCCGGATTATTTCCACCATTATTTCCTTGAGAGGGACTAACTGGAGGAGTATTACCTGCTCCGCCAGATAAAGGATTTGCTTTTCCAGGTCCACCACCAGAACCTCCTGAATTTCCAGCATCTCCTGGTCCACTACCACCTGCACCACCACCAGTACTTGTTATTGTACTAAAAACTGAATTTACACCATTTGTATTTATTGAACCTCCGCCTCCTACTATAATTGAATAGCCTTGAGCTGAAACAGCTAAAGCTGATACAGCACAGTTTTGTGAAGGAAGTCCAATGGTATATGAACCTGATGCACTTCCTGAAGATTCTCTATAACCACCAGCTCCACCACCACCACCACCATTAGAACTTGATGAAGGTCCACCACCACCACCACCAGCTATTACCATATAATCTACTGTTTCTGATCCTAAACGATTACCTACAGAACAAACTGTAAAAGTTCCCGGACCTGTAAATGTATGAATTTTATAATCTCCTGAACAAGTTATTGTTCCACCTGTTGCTGTAACAAAAGCTGGTAATAATCCTGCTTGTCCTGTTGATTCAGCTGTATTTATCCAACCTTCTGTTGCATCTACATAAACTAAAGTTATTGATTGACCTTCAGTTTGAGCTACAAAATTAGCGGCTACACCACCTACTTTTTCTGAACCATTAGGTGTTATTGTTAAATTATTTGTTTGAAAAGTTCTTGTATAATCTGCAAAAGCTATAACATCTCCAGCTACACCCGCTGGTAAGTTAGCTGTTACTGCACCGCCTGATGTATTTATAAAATAACCTACTCCTGCTACACCTGTAACAGTAGTTGTTTTTGCAGTTGTATCCCAACTAACCGCTGAATATGTTTGACCAAAACCGGATTGCGAAGCGCCGGCTGCTAAAGCAACTGTATCTCCACTCGCACCAATAGTAACTGTATTACCAACTTCTTTGATAATATTTTTACCTGCTGCTGTGTTTTGTACGTTGTTTACTTTTATTATACTTGTCATAATTATTGAAATTTGTATCTTATTATTACTATACCAGAGCCGCCGGCACCTCCAGAAGCTATAGGAGCTCCGCCGTTTCCACCACCACCACCACCGCCACTTCCAGTATTAACTGTTCCAGCTACTGCTGTTGTATTATCTTTTGTTCCATTTCCACCACCACCTGATCCACCTGTTCCAATAACTCCACTCGAAGCTGCAGCTGCACCACCACCACCACCAGCTCTAGTTGTTGGTGTTCCGTTAATTGAACTTACTGCGCCTGCTCCACCAGGTCCACCTGTTCCTCCAGGATTAGGAGAAGGAGAACCATTACTACCTATAGCTCCAGCTCCACCACCACCACCGCCAGCTTCATTTGTTGTTCCTGTTCTTCCTGAACCATCTCCACCATCAAAACCTTGAGAAGGACTTACGGGGGGAGTATTACCTGTTCCACCTACTTGAGGAGAACCACCTCCATCACCATGACCTCCTCCACCAGATCCACCAGGTCTACCTACATATGGAACAGTTTGTCCTCCACCAAATCCACCACCTGTTGATGTAATTGCAAATCCACTTGAATCAACCCCATTTGCTGCCGGGGAAGCAGAAGTCATCCCCGCTCCACCACCACCTACCACAATTGGATAGCCCTGTGCTGTAACAGGTAGTCCACTAGCAGTTCTATAACCACCGGCTCCACCACCACCACCTTCTTCACCGCCACCACCGGCTCCACCCGCTATTACTAAATATTCTATTGAATTTGAACCTGAAGGAGTTCCAGCATTTGTAACTGTAAATGTTCCTGGACCTGTGAATGTGTGGACTTTATAATCTGTACAAACGGTTGTTATTGTACCACCTGTTGCTGCTATATAGGGAGGTATTCCTCTAACATTAGAAGTTGAATCCATTGTGTTAATCCAACCTTGTGTAGCATCTACATAAACTAAAGTTACTGATTGTCCTTCTGTACTTAAAGTTGCACTTTGATTTATTGAACCAATTTTATCTGTTCCATTTGGAGTAACTGTGACATTATTAGTTTGCCAAGTTGCTGCATAATCGGCTACTGATATAATATTACCTGCGACACCTGCTGGTAGATTAACTGTTATTACTCCTGCTGTTGTATTAACAAAATATCCATTACCATTTACTGCTGAAAAAGTTGCAGTTTTTGGAGTTGTATCCCAATTTACAGTTCCTGTTCTACCGAATCCTGTTTGCGTACCATTATTTACAACAGTAGTTCCAGTTGGAAAAGTAATAGTATCACCACTTGCACCAACTGTTAAATCAGTTCCGCATTGTGGTTCAATTGCATTTACTTCTATTTTGCTCATTAGACAATTACCAACGTTCCGGTTACTGTGATTACATTGGGGAAAGTGACTGGTCCAGCGAGAACCGCAGATTCTATAACTATATTTTTATTATCAATAACTTCCGCATGAGTATAAATTTGCTCTGCACCTGGTTTATTACCTATATATATTTCATTATAGTAACTCATTTATAAAAACCTAACTTGTTGTACTTATTGCTTTAACTACACTTACTACTACATCGGAAGACGTAGCATCACTTGAATTTGCATTTAATACATCTGTATCATTTAATACAAATTTTGCTCCACCTTGAACTAATTCTACTGAACTGTTAGGGGGTATACTTAAATCTTTTGCAATATAAACTGTTCCTGCTCCTGTTGGAGATAACCAAACTGAAATCGTAATTGCAGTTGCTAAAATGTTAGCAATTCTAATACCTATAATAGCGTCTGCTGAAGTAGGACTTGAAGTTGTATTAGTATACAATGCTGTAGTTCCTGTTCCTAGTTGAGCTGTTGCTGATGCGAAATTTTGTGCCATATTGTTTCCTTATATTTTAGTTTTTTAATTTGTTTAAATACTTAATAGCAGATTCTAAATATTTAGTATTATCTTTTAACAGACCTAGTGCAACATTACAATCACTACATAATAAACCTCTAATTTTATTGGTATTATGACAGTGATCTACAGCAAAAGCTCTTGTTTTGTTTCTATATTTACCATTATTATCAATTTTACAAATAGAACATTTATTTTTTTGTTTAGATAATAATTTGTTATAGTCATCTAACGTAATACCATAAGCTTTTTTAAGTTTATGGTTTTTGTCTGTTTTATAATCATACAGATTTTGACAGTCCATACAAGAAGCTTGATAGTATTTTGTTTTTGTTTTTTTATTTATTCTAAAATAAAATTTATTTAAATCTTTCATATCTTTGCAATTTGTACATTTTTTTTCTTTTAAATTTTGTATTAATTCTCTCATCATGGCTAAAGGGCGATCGACATGGCAACAGAAAAACCTGCGCCCGCTGCACCAACGGGAATACCGTCAGCATCTAAATAAATTGCCTTACTTGCTGGTAACGTACAGAATACATCTAATGTATTCCCTGCTCCAAAATTAATTTTTGCGGTAGTACCTAAAGAATTATCTAATACTGTAGTTCTAGCCAAAGTATCTGTAGCAGCGTCTGTAACTGTTCCTATTCCAATTTCATAGTTCGCAGTTCCTTGTTCAAAAATAGTATAATACGTTGTATTAGTATCTCCTATTCCTGCTACAAAAGTAGTAAAGCCAACTTGTGCTCCAGCTAAATTTAATGTGCCAGTTCCACCTGTTGTACTTGTTTCTTTTACTCTGTTGTCTATAACTAAAGCCATAATTTTTTCCTTAAGCCATACTTATGATAGCATTAGCCGGTGTTGCTGCATCGGGGAACGCGATAGTGAAATCACCATTTGTTGCCGTTTTGTCGCCACCAAAATCTAAAACTACTACTAGTCTATTTGCTAATCCATCAACTGTTGTACTATTATAAATTGCAGCAAAAGCTGCAGTGAAAGTTGCTGAAGTCCAAGTTACGTTGTCAAAGTCTACTGAAGCGACGGCCGTTGTACTTGCCACTGCTTGGTTTGCTAAAGTTTTAATAGAATAGTTAGAACTACCACCTGTACTTACTTCATAAGTTGCTACATAAACTGTACTTGAAGTTGTATAAGGGTTAGCCGTATACATTGATAGTTTAAAAGTATTTCCACCTGAAGCTAAATCATGTTGTCCTGAAAAAAGTGCTCCTCTAAATGAAAAAGGTATTATATTTGCCATGTTTATTTTCTCCTAATTATTATTATTTGATGGTGGTTTTGAATTTAGTTGAGTACGAAGAACTCCATCTTGATAATCGTCTCTGCGTCTGTAGCCAATTTGTTCGACTCCATACGTTTCAAGAGCTTCTGTATATTGCCCTTTGTAATATTGTATCATATCCTGTGGACCTTTCAAGTACCCATATGCATTTACTAAACACGCATATAAAAGCAAATCTTGGTATTTATTAGATATATAAGTACCCGCTGTATCAACAGTAATACTAGTAGGTTGTTTATTATAAGAAAGTGTAATTTGGTATGTTTTATCAGGTGTAGGAGCCACTAACCAAAATTCTTCATCCCAATTACCATAATATCTAGGTATATCTACAGCAGCTGTTCCCGGTTCTGCATAGAATTCTGCCATAAAAGAAGTATCTCTTTGTTCTAAAAAAAACTGACTTCCATTTGAATCTGTTAATTGAACATATCTTATAGCTCTTAAATCACTTGGAATAGTTACATATCTATTACCTATAATTAAACTTGATGTTGCATAAAATCTATCTTGATCTGTATCAATTGCTCTTGATATTGTATTTTCTGCATTGATAATAATATTTTTTAAAACTGCATCTGTAAAAACATTATCTCCTACTTCTGTGTAGCCTCTAATATCTGTTTGTAAATCGCTTAAACTATATGCCATATTATAATGCCTTTAATGTTACGGGTCCTGCTGAACTTCCTGATCCACCACCTTGTACACCAGATGATGTTGCATTGATAGTACTTTGAAAATAAAAATAACTAATTGGATTTGTTAAAGAATCTGTAGTAGTTGAATTTGTAATAACTCCGGCAGCATCTATTTTTCCTAATTGAATTGTAAAACCAGCTGCTGAATCTATATCAGTTACTCCAGATATTGTAGGGATAGGAGCGTAAGATTGTAAATTAGGAGTACTAGCTCCACCTGATCCTGCTCCTGTAACTTGAGGAAATCCTCTTAATCTTACAACAGAATCTGCTGATCTTTGATGATCTCTAGAATAAACATTAACATAAGTATTACCACCATAAATAATAACCTCGAAAGGATCATTACCTAATAAAATTAATTGTGGAGTATCATCTCCTTCTACTCTTGGATTTTGTAAAGCCTGTGGATCTGATCCAACAGGTCTTGGAGTTAATTGTGGTTGCTTTGCTTCATACTCTGAATAATGAACTAAAGACCCATTCCATTCTCTAACCATTTCAGTATATGGAAATCTTAATCCAGATCTATCTGAAATTGATAATGCTTGTTTACCTCTTGCAAAAACTCCCATTATCCTAGTATCCCATCACCGTAAAAAGTTTGTGGTGAAATAAATGTAGCTGTTCCTTGGTTATCGGCATCTAATGCTCTTAACATTTCACTCTCATATCTTCTCTCAAGTTCTGCAGATCTTTCTGGAGAAACTTTTTGACTTAAATAATATGCAAGACCCGACATCATGCATGGATAAAATCTATTTACTACATCTGCTGTATTTGTGTAAGCTCCTACATCTTGAATCTTTGCTAAATAATAAAAACAAAATTGAAAGTTAGCTGGAGTAGTTGTACTGGATACAGTTGAATTAGGTGTTGCATATAAAAAAACACTTGGTTTTATTTTTCTATCTACATAATATTGTGAAGGTGTTCCTTGAGTTAATTTATTAGGAGTTGCATTATAAATAGATCTACTAATTTGAGTTAATGAAATATCTTGGGGGGCTGTTGGCGTAGAATTATTTCTATAAAAAGCTTCTAATACTGAACTTACATCATTTGGAAAATTTACAGTATCTGCTGCATAACTATATTCTGCCTGTCCTTGTATTAAAGGTATTTTTGCAAGTTTTACTTTCCATAAATGAACTCCTCTATTACCCCATTCTTGAAACATAATATTAAGAGAACGTCTTGCTGATCTTAATTGATAACCAGTTCTAGTTCCTAAAGTACCTGTTCTTTCATAAGCTTCTTCTATAATATCATCTATTTGTGGATTAAATTGATTTGTTTCAGAAGTAGGTTCAACTGTTTGTGCTGTGTTACCCATGCCCGCGGTCGTCGCAGAGTAATAAAATAATACCGGAGCGCCTACTGTTCTTACTGGAGCGACGATAATAGTAGCCTTCGCACCCGCTGTTCCAGCAGTTCCTGTAATAGTTACACCATTGGTATAATTAGCACCTGCATTATTTGTTCCATCTTTAGTTGATGAAAATAAAAGTTGATTAGAAGTATTTGTAGAATCCGAAGTATCAAAAATATAAGTATTACCTTCCTGTAAATATAGAACAGGACTTACCTCACCATTAATGAAAAATTTATCGGTACCGGCACCAAAAGCATTCTGGCCAGTGGCAACGGTGACTGTATAAGTTATAGTCGCCATTTATAAATCCTACGCGCCAGTGATAGTTAAAGTAACACTTCCACCTGCTCCGGCTAAATTGTAAACAATTCCATCTTTAAATAAAATACCTGAACCTGGAACATAAACTTCTAATCCTTCAGTTCCGAATTTATAAGTTGCTACTAAATTTCCCGCTGCCGCTGCTCCTGCATTTACTGCATCGTATAAAAGTAAAGTAGAAGCTGCTACTCCATATCCTTGGATAGAAGTAATTCTAGCTCTATTTACTCTTGATAAAGTATCTGTACCTATTACTGCTAAATTTAATGTTGTTTGATCACTTGAAAATGATGCGCCCATGTTTTTCTCCTTTAAATTTTTAAATGTGGGCCGAAGCCCACACTAATTAATTATTTATTATACTAATTCAGGTTGTCCTTCGCCTGCTTTAGCATTGTCTACGACAGTATAAGTAAATACACCTGTAACAGTTCCTGTACCTGCAGTTGCGCCTACTGAAGCCGCTACTGTAGCATTAGCTGGAATACCTGCTGGAATAACTAAAGCGCCATCTGCACCTGCAAGAGTTCCTTTTGTAATAGAAGCTACTTCATTAAAGAAGCCATCTACATCAGCTGTAGTTCCTATATCAACTGTAGAACCTGCACCTACTGATGCTGCCACTACTGAAAATGAAACGGGTATAGCGCCTGCTGGTAAAACAAAAGTTAAACCTGTTGTAGCACTTGTACCAATTCTAACTGGTGTTAAAGAAACAGCTGTTGCTGCTGCATTGAATGAAATTACTTCTGATAAAAGTAATACACTTGGAGTTGCTCCAGATGATTTGTCTTGTCCGCCATATGATCTTACGATCCCTTGAAACGATGTTGTTGCCATGATTATTCTCCTAGTTGATTTTACATAGTCTCTAGGCCGTCGACTATACCGCGTCTATGTAAAATATTAATATATGTATAGTATGTAATTTATACACTAGTTTTGAATAGAGTGCAAGAGATCCTGTAGTAAAAGTGCGATTTTAGCGATGTAGCTTTATGTCTTAAGTAGCTACAGAAACTTGTGGAGCAGAGTCTTCTACTCTGTTTTGTAAGTGAGCAATTCTAGCTTCTTCAAGCTTTATGTTAGTAATGACCTTTTTAATCGTGTCATCTATCCTAACCATGTCAAGAGTATATCTGTTATTATCCAAATGCTCCTGTTGCCACTTCAACTCCAAGGACCTTTTTTGTTTGTATAGGTCTTGTATCATCTATAACCTCCTCATAAGTTATTCGACTAACCCCGTTATTATAGTTGTTTCCGAGATTCTCCCACACTATACTGTTTTCTCCCAACTTGTCAAGTACCGCTTTTTCTACAGATTCAGCAGTATCTTCAACATGCTCTATATTAAATTTTGCATGATGGTTGTAAGCCCAGATATTTATGGAAGTTTTTTTCATTTTCACACCTTATTATAGTTAAAAAAGGGCCGTTTTTAGGCGGCCCTTTAAATTATTTACTATGCTCCTGGAGATCCGTAGATTCCTCTAGGGTCAGAGAAACCAAAAACGTATCTCTCTCTAGCTTTGTATCTAACATTACCAGTA